TCCCAGGGCTCCTGATACCCCTGGCAGATGGCCTTCCGCAGCTCGTCCTCCGGGACGAGCTTTTTGTATGCCCAGCGATTGGCGCGGCGCTCATGCTTCTGCCGGATATCACAGGCTGCCCAGCGATTGTAGAAGGATCCGGTTTCACAGTGGCCAAGCTCGTGGGCCAGCTTTACTTTTTCATCGGCCAGTGTGGGCATCCGCCACGGATCCATCGCAATTGCGCAGCTTCCGTCACTTTGCAGCACGGATAACGATTCTGCGGCGCCCAGGTCAAACCAGTAGATATCCGTGCCATGCGACTCAGCCAGGTCGTAGAGTTCCAAAAGGTCAGTCATCCTTCTTCTCCTGGCGCTTCTTTTCGGCAAGAAAGGCGGCAAAGCGCTCCACGTCGTTCCACATATCCTCCAGATCTTCCTGGCTTAAATCCTTCTCACCGCCCCAAAAAGCGGCTTTTAGATCATTCTTATCCACCGTTACGGATGAAGATATGTTCTTTTCAAAGCCCATTAACTCATCGCTCGATGTTCCAAAATACTCAGCCAGTCGCCGCAGTGTATCAAAGGTCGGCTCGCTTGATTCATTTTCATACTTTGCATAAGTACTGCGCTCGATACCGAGAAAATCAGCGACTTCTTTCTGCGTTTTCTTTGCGCGCAAGCGATAGTCCTTCAAATTTCTCATAAACTCACCCAAATTGATTATACGTGAAAATGCTTCACACTTCAACGAATGTGAATATTCTTCACAAAAAACCTTGACAAGTGAAGTAACATCACTTATAATGCGGGATGTGAAGATACTTCACACAAGGAGGTGGAAAAGTGGAAGCAATCAAGCGACTGCGAGTGTCTCGCGGGATTTCCCAAGATGAGCTTGCCAAGGAGCTTGGTATTGATCGCAGTACCGTTGCGAAATGGGAAACGAATGGGGTTTATCCAAGAGGAGACAAACTACCGGAGATTGCGGATTTCTTTGGATGTTCCATCGACGCCCTCTATGGCCGGGCCTGGCCTGGGAAGTCAGACGGGGAAGCAAGCTAATCTACATAACCATTTTACCCCGAAGAGGAGGAGATAACCATGCCGCAGGACAAGCGGAATATTTATAAAATTGCCCGTGAGGCAAGAGGTTTGACCCAAGAAGCGGCTGCGGAAAAGTTGGGTATCTCAGACAGCAGCATACGGGCTTATGAGACTGGCCAGCGTATCCCGCCGCTGGATGTAGTGGATCTGATGGTCGATGCGTATGACAGCCAATTGCTGGGCATTCAGCACATCAGGGCCAGCGCGGAGATGGCGCGATCCATTGTGCCCGATGTGCAGGAACTCAGTCTATCAACCGCAATCGCAAATTTTTTGGACTGTATCTATAGTTTTGTCGATAACCATCGGGATCGAAGTTTGCTCCACATCGGAAAAGATGACATGATCGACGAGCAAGAGAGCCCTGTTTTTGATGATATCTCAGAAGAATTGGACCAGCTGGCGGCGGCCGCTATGGCGGTCCGATTCGCAAAGCGGAAGAACAGAAAGGAGATCATATGATGAAACACAAATGGCATCCGTTTTTAGGCAGCGCCGTATGGCTGGGCTGCATCATCGTCGCGGTGGGCCTGCCCAACTGGGTGGGATAGGACATCCCCGGCGGTGCATAAACAGGAGAAGGAGGTGGCGCGCAATGGTCGATATGAGCAAGGTCAAGGTGACCAATATCATGGCGGATGGCTCTATCTGTGAGGACCTGAGTACATACCTTGAGACCCATGCTCTGCCGGATGATGTGCTGCGGATGATCCTGGGATTTATCCGGGATGGACGCGCCATCCGGGAACAGAGAGAGCGGGGTGTATCTCATGATTAGGCATAAAGAAAGGCCCCCCTGTCTGTGGGCGCAGACAGAGAGGCCAAACGGTTTCGTGCATGAAAACCATAATTATCATACCACAAATGGCCGGAATTTACAAGGGGGTGCAGGATATGTGGAGTGCTGAGCGCTGGACACCGCTGGATCTGCGCCGGCGGGGTGAGTTTGGCCCCTATGATCAAGAGCTGATCGTCCTGCACATGTGCCCAAAGACCGAGGCCCGCAGCGAACGGTACCTGGTAGGCCGGCTGGAGGTCTGCCAGGGACGCACCTACTTCACCGGTATCGGCAGTAGTGGCACGTTGTCCCCGGCAAATCTGCGCAAGCACTACAATCTGCGATGGATCCGGCTGCAGGAGGATGGAGGTGACAGTACATGTCGGATGTGATCCGCGTCCAGCGCAGCGGCGGGTACACCGTCCTGCCCAATGGCATCCTGCGGGATACCGGACTGTCCCTCAAGACCAAGGGGCTGTTTGCCATCATTCTCTCCCTGCCGGAGGACTGGGACTACAGCGTGGCCGGGCTGGCCACAGTGGCCGGCTGCGGCCGGGATGCCATCCGCTCCGCTCTGGGGGAGATGGAGCAGGCGGGCTATCTGACCCGTACCCGCTCCCACGGAGAGGGCGGCAAGTTCACCGGCGTGATATACGACATCCGGGACGTGGCGGTACCATTGTCGGAAGACCCGACTATGGTGGAAGAAGAACCATTGTCGGGAAAACCGACGACGGGTGAACCAACATTGGAAAAACCGTCGTCGGAAAATCCGACGCAATTAAATAAAGATATACAAAATAAAGATTTAATAAACCCCCATAGTCCCCCAGAGGGGGAGAAGCCCCAGCGGAAAAAACGGCAACGTAGGCCCAAGTCGGTCCCTACCTGGAAGCCGGAGCGATTTGAGGCCTTCTGGGACTACTACCCCAGAGGGGAGGACCGGATGGGGGCTGTGGAGGAGTGGGACAAGCTCCAGCCGAACGACGCCCTCATCGATCAGATGGCCCGGGCGCTGGCCCGGCAGAAGGCCAGCGAGGAGTGGCAGCGGGGCATTGGTATCCCATACGCCTGCCGGTGGCTACGCAAGCGCCGGTGGGAGGATGTACCGGCCCAGCCTCAGGTGCAGACGCCGCCTATGCAGGTGGTCCAGCGGGAGGAGGTACCTACATGGTAAGCATGGAGGTGCAGGACCGGCTGTCCACCCAGGAGGCGGTGCTTGGCTCCCTGCTGATCTCCCCTGAGCTGGTGGGGCCGGTGCTGAGCAAGGTGTCCGACCAAGACTTCCTGGACGAGGGATACCGTCAGATCTATCAGGCGATCCGGGCTCAGTTTGTCAGCGGGCAGCCGGTGGACTCTGTGACCATAAGGGACAGGCTGGGCGGCGGAGACACATGGACCAAGGCGCTCATCCAGATCATGGAGGACACGCCAACGGCGGCAAATATCTGGACCTATGTGCCCAGGATGCAGGAGCAGGCCAAGGTTTATCGGGGCCGGGAGATCGCCCAGAAGCTTACCACCGTACCCGACATGGAGGCTCTGGCTCAGGGCATAAGCAAGCTGCAGGCCCTCACGGTAGAGAGGCAGGGAGTGCGCCGGATGAACATGGAGCAGATGCTCCAGTCTTTCTGGCAGCGGCATACAACGCCGCACCGGTACATGACGTGGGGATTGTCCAAGCTGGATGAGCAGCTCTTTGTGGACCTGGGGGACATGGTGGTGCTGGGCGGCTATCCATCTGCCGGCAAAACCGCTCTGGCTGTGGCTTTCGCCTACCATCAAAGCGAGGCCAAGCGGGTGGGCTTCTACTCCCTGGAGACCAGCCGCTACAAGCTGGCTGACAGGCTGATTTCCAATCTGGCGGGAATCGAGATGGCGTCAATCAAGCGAGGCGCCCTCACTGAGGCTGAGTGGGCACAGGCGGACAGCTCCGCTGCCAAGATCATAGAGCACAAGATGGATCTCATCGACGCCTCCGGCATGACAGCAGCGGACATCAGGGCGGACGCCCTAGCAAACCGGTACCAGATCATCTATGTGGACTATTTGCAGATCGTGGAGCCGGAGACCCGCAAAGCCAACCGGACGGAGCAGGTGGCCTCCATCAGCCGGGCATTCCAGCAGCTGGCTCACACCAATGGTATCCTGACGGTTGCACTGTCCCAGCTGTCCCGGTCAGAAAAGACCAAGGACGAGAGCAAGATCATTGAGCCCACCATGAGCGATCTGCGGGAATCCGGCCAGATTGAGCAGGATGCAGACGCCATCCTACTACTCTACCTAGAGGACCCGTCCAAGCCAAATGAGAGCCGCCGGGTGCTCAAGCTGGCCAAGAACAAGGACGGAGAGCGGGGGCGGATGTATCTCACCTTTGATGGGGCCTATCAGCGGTTCCGCCAGTCGGTGGTGGACCAGCCGGCACCATCGGTGGCCCCTATGAAACGGCCAAGGCAGTACAAGCAGATCAGTTTTGCCGATCGATTCTGGGAGGGCATCTATGATGATGACCCAGATGACCCATTCCGTGAGAAAGGAGAAGAGCATGGACAAGCCCAGAGCAGCCCAGCTGCTGCGGCTGGAGATCCTGCGCCGGGATGCCCTGGCACGGGCCAGCAGCTTCCCAGCGGATCACCTGCAGGTGGCCCAGGCGTTGACTCTGGCGGTCCAGGCTCTGGAGGAGGAGCAGCATGAGAAAAGGCCAGAAGATCACCTGGACCCCGTCCGCCTTTGAGCATGAGCTCAGTGGGGAGCGGGCCAACAGGCAGCGCAAGCTGCGGTCGGTAACCGGCCGGATCGTCTACATCCATCCGGCCCGGCGGTATTACATGGCGGAAGCCAAAGTGGGCAATGAGACCATCCGGGAGTGTTTCCCGATCAACGAAAGATAGGAGTGTTTTGTGCATGAAAACCTTTGCCATTGTCAATCGAAAGGGCGGGGTGGGGAAGACCACCACCGCCGTCAATCTGGCCTATGTGCTGGCGACCAGCTGCCGGCTGCGGGTGCTGTTGGTGGATGCCGATGGGCAGGCAAACGCCACTCAGATCCTGCTGCCCCCCGGTGAATATGCCGGCCTTGGCGCCCTGCTGCGGGGGCTGAGCATCTGCTACGACGAGCTGGTGGAGCAGACCGACGTGCCCGGCCTGGATGTGCTGCCGGCATCGGCTGACCTGTGGTCGTTGGACCTGGAAGCGGGCAAGGGGGCACACACATACAGCGCGGTGATGAATATGCGGGATGCCCTGGAGGAGGATGAGGCCTATGACGTGATGGTCATTGACTGTCCGCCCAACCTGTCGGCCGCCTGTGTGTCGGCCATTCTGGCCAGCGATGCCGTCATCATCCCGGTGCTGTCCGATGCCTGCTCCTCCACCGGCGTGGCCGACCTGGTGGAGCAGATCGACAGCCTGCGGTACATCAGAGAGGAGATTCGGGTGGCCGGGGTGCTGGTGAACCAGTGGCACCGCTCCCCGGTGGTGGAGGACTCGGTGGCCTACCTCCGGGAGGAGGGGCTGGTGCCGGTGTATGACACCGTGATCCGCCGCACCGACAAGGTGCCCGAGTCCAGCTGGGCCCGGATGGCGGTGCAGCAGTGGAGCCCCTTCTGCTCGGCGGCACGGGACTACCGGGCCTGGGTAGCAGAGCTGGCGGCAAAGGAGGGGATCCAGTATGGGAAAGCCTGACCTGGGGCGGCTCATCGCCCAGACAATGGCCCCGCCTGCCGAGGACAGGACCATCGAGGTCATCACCGGAGAGATTCTGGATGCCAAGCGGGCCGGAGGAGAGGCAATCCTAACCATCGGCCGGTGTCTCATCGAGGCGAAGGACATGCTTCGGCATGGAGAATGGCTCCCCTGGCTCAATGAGCAGGTGGAGCTGTCGGAGAGAACGGCTCAGAAATTTATGAAATTGGCTCGGGAGTGGTCAAATCCGAACACGTTGGCGGATTTGGGGGCATCAAAGGCCTTAATACTGCTTGCTCTACCGGAAGGAGATCGGAAGAGCGTCGTGTAGGGAAAGAGTGTAGATCTCGGTGGTCGCCGTA